AGAGGGAACAAAATGACAGGAAAGTGGGATCATTCAACAAAACCTTCTAAATTTGTTGTTATCGACAATAACAATGAAATTTACAGAGGTGGATTTGCCGATGGATACAAAATTATTGAAGCAGAAAGAAACAATCTGCTTCAAGAGTGGAAGGACATGGCAGCAAAATTGGTCAATATCGCGAGCTATGCACTGGGCGAATTCGATGTACAATTGACCCTCGATCAGCAACGAACAATTACTGAAACCATGCGTCAATATCACTCGTTATTGAAAAAGAAATGAACAACGAAATACTGGCACTTATTGTTACTTGGGTTATAGTCGCGACCTGCGTCATTCTGGAACGCATCAATAAATAAATTATGTTATACACAAAAACTGGCAGTCTACCGACTGCGAAATATATATGGGTCGATACCAATTATACCCATGAAGAACCTATCGGGTATGCCGAGGCACAATGGGTGCAGATCGTATCCATTCCGAATCGAGCATGGGGACTGAATGTCCTCTTCCGCGATGGCGGGATGCTCTACCGAAATGTGCCTCCTTGGGCGATTTCTTTTTGGCCTGATGGCAGTGAATTGTTGGCTGAAGAAACGCAAATGTGGAATTGTTATTCTGACCAATATGCAATACTGGAATGTCCCCATTTACGGGGAATGAAATGCGAGATATTGACCTGTAATGGATTTGTTGATGCAGAATATTTATTCCAGACAACGCATCTTAACGATAGCTACTCTGCCGCTCCAGATCAGGATAAGACGATGATTTGGGCAGTCACAACTGAAGGACGCTTGACAATATTTCCAAATAATAGATTATATTTCAAAGATGAATCATACATCATTAATTGCAAACCATCGCGTTTGAAATTGCAGGAGCAAATTTACGAGATTAACGAATCGATAAGCACCATTATTAATAAATGAAAGAGCCAAAAGTAACCAAAATCAAAATGTGGGTGACAACCTGCAAGCGGAACACTAAACCAGTAAGTACACGCATCGTAATTCCGATCAAAGACCACCAGACGGCAGTCGATTTCACAACTGCTATCGGTGCAAAAATGAAAGAATTTGAATCGCACATACTGAACAATATCGCGGCAGCAAACAAAGCAGAATAAATAAATATATGAGTAAATATCAAATCGACGCAGAAGGATCATTCCTTGGCAAAGTATCCGAACCAATCTACGGATGGTTAGGCGAGAGCAAGACAGGTACACGCTTCATCCGAGTTCCAGTCACCATCACCACTGAAGGCGCACAGAAGAACAAGACCATCGACTGGTATGGCTACCTCACTGATCGCACCCAAGAACGCACCATCGAGGCATTGGAAAATTGTTTTGGTATCGACTGGGACTGGAACAACATCAACTTCGCAGGCAAAGAAGTCGAAGTGGTAGTCGAGCAGGAGGAGTACAACGGCAAGACATCATTCAAAGCAAAGTGGCTCAATAACCCTTACATGGATCGCACCAATGGCGGCAAGTCGCCAGAAGAGATCGAGGCTGAAAAAGCTGAAGCTAAAGCCAAGGCAGCAGAGATCGCTAAAGAACTCGCCGCATCCATGCCTCGCCGCGCAGGATCGCCTGTTGCTGCGCCTACAAAGCCAGCAGTCGCGTCCAAACCTGCCAGCAGACCATTGCCACCAGTCAAGACGCATGACGAGGATGGCGACGAGATTCCATTCTGATACACTTTGACAGGTCATCGAAAGATGTGGGGCGCATTAACCATAAACCAAACCAAACTAAATGCCTTGGCGGGCTTTAAGCAGGGAACCCAGAGCAGCAACGCGCAAACTGCTCACCTGTCATCCAAACTGGGGATTGTGGCGGCATCCATGTTATGCTGGTCATTCATTAACCCCGCGAGGTAACCACATAAAACCTCGCATCCCCCCAACCCAATCACAACATAATGGCTAAATCAAAAGAACCAACCAAGACCGAGATCAAGCTCACAGTCGCAGCAACAATCCTTGCTGTAAATCTCAACCAACTACTTGGCGAATACGAGGCACTTGCAGCAAGCAATGACCATGTAGTCAGTCCCAATATGCAGAACGCAATCTCACACTCAATCTCCCAACTCTCAATCGTTCTCGAAAAGAAACCCGATCTCTTCGCAGTCTCCCAAGACATCATCGAACGACTCAACCAATTCAGACAAAAACATGAGCAACTGGACGCATGAGCAACTCCTCGCACTCAATTACCACCTGCACCCAGACGGGAACTATTACCCTACGCCTCCACCTCCACGGGTACTTGACACCATCCCTCAACACGATCCTGTCCTCCCACTGGTCAAATCTCCACAAGCACAAACAAAAGGCAAAAAGCGCGTTACTCTCCGCATTGAAAGAGTCAGCATCAAACTCCAAGACTTCGATAATTTCGTTGGAGGCACGAAACCTCTTACCGATCAACTTCGATACTCTGGACTCATTCACGATGATGACCCAGAATCCATCAACGCCAACTACTCGCAACAACGATGCAAGCACAGGGCAGACGAAAAAACGATCATCGAAATCATCTACCACCCAGAAAAACCTCTGAAACAACGGCAGGACGCTACACAAACACTCACCTCGCAGTCAAGCGATTGACCAATCGCTTAACGAAGACTCTTCATTATAAGTAAACAATTGCTAAAAAGTCAAGACCTATTATGTCAGACAACTCATTAACAGAACCTGATCAAGAACTTCCAAAGCAAAAAAAAATTGGTAGACCTACCATCTTCACTCAAGACATCGCCGATGAAATCTGTAAACGCATGGCAAATGGTGAGACTCTACGCAAGATCGTTCTCGACGATCATATGCCTGCATCCTCTGCAATCTATCGCTGGCTTGATACTAATCAAACTTTTAAGGAGCAATACACGCAGGCGCGAATCAAACAAGCAGACTGCTATGCCGAGATGATCATTGACGAAGCCTTTGGCTCCCATGACGCAGCAATAGGCCGTCTACGCATGGATGCGCTCAAATGGGCAGCAAGCAAGATTGCACCCAAGAAGTATGGTGACAAAGTCGAGGTAGAGCAGACAGGCAATACTGCGCTCACTGTGTCATTCGCACTGCCATCACGATCAGGCAAGCCAGAGGCAATCGAACTTGAATCAGGCAAACTACCGCAACCATGAAGATCGAGTTTGAAATCCGACTCACCATATGTGCCAACGGATGCCCAGTCGGGCCAAGGTTGAGCAGAGGCAAACCAATGCCTCCTTATGCGTATACTTATTCCATGACCGAAGAGGGACTGAAACAGGCACAAAATGACATGAATGCGATTGAAGCGTATGTCGTTGAGAATAGCAAGATTATAAAGCGAAAATGATGATAACTTCCGATAAGATAGGTAGTAGATAATGGAATCCAAGAAACACACAAAATGAAAATATTCGTTACATTTAAAATAAACAACACGCAATATATTGGTTTACCAAATCACACAGGAATTTTGATCATAGACGATCACGGGAATAACTATGGAGCATGGAAATGCGTAAAGGTATTTTCTAAAAATATCAAAAGCAAAAAAGTTATTGAAAACCATGAAATTAACAAATCTTTATATGGTTTAAATACTCCCGCGCTCGCCATAGGTAAATGCTTTCTGCAAAGAGCAGAAGGTGAAAGCAAATTGACTATTAACCAATAGCAACCAACACATTATATGGCAAAACGAGACTACTACGACGACCCAGAGGAATACTGGCGCGACAAGGAAGATAGAGATGAGCGTGACGGCATAGACCGACTCCAGCAATGGGAGCGGAGAAACCCTAACCATGTTTACGGACAGAGTGAACCGAAACCACCGAAAGACGAATAACCATGTACATCATAACCCGACTCCACAAGGCTAACGAGGTCTCTTGCATCGAGGAACGCACCTGTAGCATCGATCCATTGCATCTACCTACCCGCATTCATTGGGACTTGGTAAAGGCCAAGCAGGAGGCATCCAGACTCGCAGAGAAGCACCCCGGTCTCCAGTTCATGGTATTTCAGGCAACGGACGCAGTGATGTGTCCTGTCGCTCCAACGCAGTGGCTCAAGCTATGACCGACAACGAACTCACAGAACGGGTAGCAGAGGCACTGGACGAAGAGGAGATCACTTTGGCAGATGGGTTCGCAGATGCGTTCCTCGGCATTGGAAGGCAGTTTGGCAAGCCCATCGCAGTCTACAGCAGGCGCAAATGTATCGAGGTACTGATGCGTGACATGGACGAGGAGCAGGCTGAAGAGTACTTTGAATTCAATCTGGCAGGCGCATGGGTTGGCGAGAGTACGCCGATCTACTTGGAGGAACTGGAATGAAAGTATACATCTTATTCCAAGGATACAGAAACAACAGCAACGGCCTTCCAATCGCGGCATTCCGCACAAAGAAACAACTTCGCAAATGGGTAAAAGATAACTACCCAGACTATAAAGGAGTAGGAAGAGTTGATCCAAACGAGATGTATTGGCAAGAAGAGTTCTACTGGCTAAAGTGTGAAGACGACACAATCAAAGTAATCGAATGACTATACGAGACCAAAAGGAAGAGAACGAACTACTATTCACCCGCACTGTCATAACCGAGATGATCTACCGAGCGTTTTTGGATGCGTCTGGGAAGACAGAAGGATTCAAGCGCAACAACACGGAGAATGTTGCAAAGAAGTGGCAGGACGATGCGATTCACTTCTTGAAGAGCAGGGAGTTTGAGCAGTTATGCGATGCCATCGATTGGCCTTGGCAGGCAATCCGAAGAGAAGCATTTGTTCAGGACAAGAACAACAAACCAAAAAAAGAGAAAGCAGCATGAACTGTCCTGACTGTCACGGGAAAGGCTACTTCATTGGGGTCGCGCATTTCGACATGGTGAACGGCAAGTCCCACAACAAATTTTGCAAGTTGCCATGCCGTCTGTGTGAAGCAACTGGCGCAGTGCCTGACGAGATGCAGAAGTGGAGCGATATTGGGAAGCGCATGAGAGCAGGCAGGATCAAGCGCAAAGAGGTTCAGCGGGTCGCAGCAAGCAGGATGGGGATCACTTTGAAGGAGTATAACGACATTGAGCAAGGTAGAGTAGATAACAGTAAATATATATGAGATTTCACATACTTGGATTACCGCATACAGTAACGAGCAAGGAATTCAATGCCTGTGCCTACACGCAAAAGGTCGTGAAGTTCGGCAAGATGATGGTGGAGCGAGGGCATGAGGTCATTCATTATGGGCATGAGGACAGTGACTTGATCTGCACCGAGTCAGTGCCAGTGCTGACGAACGACGACTGGAAGGTAGCGTATGGGGATCACGACTGGAGGAAGACATTCTTCAAGTTCGACATGGGAGACCATGCGTACCAGACATTCTTCCGCAATGCGATTGAAGAGGTCGGCAAGCGAAAGCAGCAGCATGATTTCATCCTGCCGTTCTGGGGATCAGGAGTGAGACCAGTGGTGGATGCTCACCCTGACATGATTGCAGTTGAGCCGGGCATCGGCTACGCAGGTGGTCACTGGTGCAGGTTCAAGGTCTTTGAGAGCTACGCAATTTACCATGCGTATTGTGGCTTGCAGGCAGTCGGCAATTGCAGGCAGGACAACTACGAGGTGGTCATCCCGAATTACTTTGATGTCGCAGATTTCGACTTCAATCCAGACCAGAAAGAGGATTACTTCTTGTACTTGGGCAGGGTCTATAGTGGCAAGGGAGTGGACATCGCGATTCAGGCAACGCAGAGGGCAGGAGTGCGGTTGATCATTGCTGGGCAGAAGGAGGAAGGTTACCAATTGCCTGACCATGTCGAGTATGTCGGATATGCAGATGTCCCGACGAGGCGCAGGTTGATGGCAAATGCGATGGCATCGTTTGTGCCTTCGCAGTATGTCGAGCCATTTGGCGGGGTGCAGGTCGAGAACCTTTTGTCAGGTACGCCGACGATCACTTCCGACTGGGGATCATTCGCCGAGAATAACCTGCATGGGGTCACTGGGTATCGGTGCAGGACGATGGGCGACTATGTGGATGCGGTGAGGGAAATCCAGAAGGGTACGATTAGTTCAAGAGCGTGTAGGGCATTTGGGCTGAACTTCAGTTTGGAGAAGGTAGCACCGATGTACGAGAAGTACTTCAACGACATCTTGGACATCTACACTGGCGAAGGGTGGTACGCCGAGGGGAACGGGATTCATGCAATGACGAAGATGTTGAAACCATTATGAGCATATTTGAGAAGGCGAAGAACTTTATGTCGAGTGCTGCTGCGTTTGTAGCGGCAGGCTTGCCATGCGTGGATGAGGCAGAGGTGGCGCGGAGATTACGCATCTGTGCTGACTGCGAGATGTTCGATGCTGCTGGATATCGAGGCATGGGCAAATGCCGAGAATGCGGATGCAACATGGAGATAAAGACTGTTATGGCAACCGAGCAGTGTCCTGTGGGGAAGTGGGAGGAGAGCAATGGTTGAGCAGAATGGATATGTGCAGGAGGTACTGGCAATTGCTCGCAATGTGCGGGAGCAAGCTGATCGGAGTGATACTGACGGGTTGCTGTATGCGGCAGAATACATCATACGAAATGTTGCGAGAGGCAGTGGAAAGGTTGTGCTGACGCACAAGAACTCTCGCGACTTGGTCATGCAGTTCGTGCAGAAACTTCTCGATGGAGATCAATTTGAAGCAGCAGCAACTATGTTGTGGGGAGAGGCAGTTTATGACTGGCGACCAAGTTCCGCGCAGGAGACATGGCGATGCCTGTTTGAGTATGACAAACTGCTTATTCAGGGAGCAGGCGCAATGGGGAAAACATTCAATGCGGCGGCATGGTTCCTTTTGGATTGGATGCGAGACCCAGAGTACACCTGCGTCAAGGTGGTATCCCTGACCGAAGCTCACGCTCAACGAAATGTTTTTGCTGCTATCAAGACCTTTTACAGGACTGCTCTGGTGCGTCCAGAGTTTGAGGGTAGTGAGGACTTGGTGAAGTCGATTCAAGCGAATGACGACGACAAGAACGGAATCCACCTTGTTGCAGTCCCGAAGGGTGATTCTGGTGCAGGCACATTGCGTGGATTCCATCCGAGTCCAAGAGCGAAAGCGCATCAGAAGTGGGGTCGGATGAGTAGGACTCATGTTGTGCTTGACGAAGCCGAGGAAGTGCCAGCAGGCGTTTGGGAGGGTCTTCAGAACATCCTGTCTGCCGCCGATACAGAAGGCGCAAAAGGTCGAATTAAAATTTTTGGCGCGAGCAACCCGAAGGACAGAACCAGTGAATTTGGCAAGAGGTGCGAACCAGTCCGAGGGTGGGGATCGATTGACTGCGAGGAGGATTTCGAGTGGGAGTCGAGGGATGGATGGCATATCCTGCGACTTGATGCCGCGAGGTGCGAGAATGTGGTCAAGAAAAAAATCGTCTTCCACGGGTTCCAGACCTTTCAGGGCTATCAGGCATACGAGTCGCGAGGGAAGACAGCAGAGTATTACACGATGGCAAGGGGATGGTTTCCTCAAGAGGGTGTGGCAATGGGGATTATTACCCCTGCCATGATGGACAATTCGTTTGGTATCGTACGCTTCATTGGTCATGTTGTGCCGCTGGCAGCATTTGATTTGGCACTGGAAGGTCGAGATCAGGTGGTGTGTAGCTACGGCAGGTTTGGATTGTCGGATGGATGGACTCCGAGGAGTGGAAAGTTTGTGCCGTGGAGCAGTCCGAGGGTAGTGTTGCAACTGGATTCGCAAATTAACTTTCCCAAGAAGGCGACTTTGGAGCAGACCGATCAAATAATCAAATTCTGCAAACAAATGAAGATCGCCCCGAATTGGTTGTGCGTTGACCGCACTGGCAATGGTGCAGGCATTTCGGATGCGTTGTGTAGTTTGTTTGGCAAAGAAGTGCTTGGCGTTAACTACTCATGGGCAGCAAGTGAGACGCACCTTCTGGGTGAGGACACGCAAAGAGCGAATGAGGTTTATTCAGGCGTTGTCACTGAATTGATATTTGGTCTCGCTAAATACTTGGAATTTGAGTACTTGAAGATATCTCCATCGTTTGCCACTGAAGACTTGGTCAGGCAAGCTATCGGGCGAAGGTACAAGCAGGTCGGTCAAGGACTCGTAAGGGTCGAGAGCAAGGGTGACTTTGTTAAAAGGACGAGACAGAACTCTCCTGACCAGTTGGACTCATTAAGTCTGCTGGTTTATTTATTGCGCCAGAGGGAAGGATTAATCGCGACAATGACAGAACCAAAGAAGGAAAGATCGAATGATAAACCACTGCCCAGCATCGAGAGTATGGGTTATGTTGATTTTTCTGAATAAATTTTAAATTTGAGTTAAAAATCGCTTGATAATTTTAATTTTGGAGTTAAAAACAAAGATTATGCGTTAAAAATGGCGACCCCAATTCATGGATTTAAACCACCGGGAGGGTGGCACTACAAAGATGGCGAGGTACTTCTTGAGGCTAATACCCTCAACGAGTTGTACACTACTGTTGAAAATTATCGCGCAGAGAATTATCTCCCAATTGGCGATGTTCAGGGTGACATTAATTCGTTTTTGTGCGGCAATTATCCCACCTACTGTCACGGGGTTGATATGGTCGTCATCACCTCTGTTAATCCACCAAATCGGGAATCGGAACTACTTGGGGACATAACCATTTGGGCAAAAAATGTATTGCACTCCAACAAGCAAGTTGCACTTGTGAGTGACGAGTTGGCAGAGGCGAGAGCAAAAACCTGTTTAGATTGTCCAAAAAATATTAATTGGCGAGCAGGATGCGGTGCTTGCATTACTGCAACTGACCGCATCTCGACCAGTGTAAGGCAAGCAAGAGACACTGAATCAACTCCTCGACTTGGTGGATGCACTATTATGCGACACGATAACCGCAGTGCCGTTTTCTTTGACAAAGACCAATTTGTAATCAGCAACGATCTGCCAGCAAAGTGCTGGTTAAAATAACATGAAAAACTCCAGCAAGCCGCTTCCCGCAATCGTCACCAATACCTATGCGCCCAAAGCACCTCGCCTCCGAGATGGGAGCGACAAAGATCAGCGAATTAATTTGGAGATTAAAGATGGGTCAGGGACAAACAATGCCGATGTTGTCGATCCCAAGACCCTCAAGGTACGCCGAACATTTCGGGACGCGCAGCAAGCCTTCAGTGCCTACAAAAGGCTGAAACAACAGAATGTCGAGCGGAACCGCAAAAATGCGCTGATCCAAAAAAAGCTCAACAACGAACCTCCATATTCGCCGAAAAAATTGGAATCGATGGGGCAGAACTGGCGAAGCAATCGTCCGACTGGGTTCCTGTCGATCTTGGTATCCCGCATTCAGCCACCATTCCGCACAGTGATCGATGCTGCATCGACATTGACTTATTCCAAGTTTCCTATTCAGGGAATTGACTCCGAGCAGAAGACGAAAGTATTCCGCGAAGAGATTACCAAAACAATCAGGTCATGGAATGGATTGAACGACCTCATCGCGCAAGTTGTGCATGAGAACACGACCTTTGGCTTTACCGCACTCTGTTGGGACGACTCCCGCGACTGGAAACCAGAATTCCTGCGTCAAGATTATACATTTTTCTCCATCGAGACTCCGCAGAACACTGATGCCACGCCAATCTGGGCGCGGAAACGCCGATATCAAATTGCAGAGTTGCTGCCGATCTTGGAAGACGCAGAGATCAGCGCACTGGCAGGATGGAACATCAAAAATTTGGTGCGAGCAATTAACAACGCGAAACCTGCTGGCAGAACGCTCGACAGTGACGACGATGCTCGTCGGTACGAGGACTGGATGCGCGAAGGAAGCTATGGTGCGAGTTACGAGAACGATGCAAAGTATGTCGAACTCGGTGAATTGTTGGTGAAGGAACCGAACGGAAAAATTTCACGCTATCTTTTTGATGACAAATCGGGCGACGAAATCTGCTCTCAAATTGATAGATACAACCGCATGAGCGACTGCCTCGCATTGTTTGCAATCGAGGTTGGAAGCGGTTCTCTGATGTCCTCCCGTGGCGCAGGTCGCGATCTTTACAACACACACATCGCAGTCGATAAGGCGCGAAATTTGATCATCGACAATACCTATCTTCGCGGAATGCTGTTGCTGCGAAAAGGCCCGACAGCAAAGACTGGAGTTGCTCCGCTCACTGTCAATCATCCTGTGGCTTTTGTCTCCGAGGGATACGAACTGTTGCAACAACAGATGCCAGCAGATGTCGAGGATTTTATTAAACTTGACCAGTTCATCAGCGGACTCGCAGAGATTCAAGTAGGTACTTTCCTACCATCCTCCGCGATTGGAATTCAGACAGGTGACAAGACCGCATCGGAGATCAATCGTGTTGCCGCAATCGAAAATCAAATCCGCGAAGGCATTCTTGCTCGTTGGATGTCTCAATGGATGCAGGCAGTTGGTCGTATGCAACGAGGCATCTGCCATGCTGAACACATCCGCACTGCGTCTGAATTAAAGACACTGCTCGATATTGCAAGACTCACAAATCCTGACTCTGTCTGGGCTAAACGGGAAGTTGTCGATGCGTTTATGGAGGCAGGAATGGAAATGCCATCGTTCATGGTTCCATTTCAGATTCCAAGTCACCTCGATGAGGACGCAATCGATTGTTGCCTGCGAATGCTGGAACGCAACCTCCCTCCTGCCGACATAATGTTGATGGCATATTCGCCAGCGCAGGAACTCCTGCCTGATATGTTGGCGCAAGATAACGCAATCCTTGATCTTTTGATTCAAAGATACACTGGCAATCCGAATGTAAATCAGGCCGAGTTGATGAAGCTCGACTGGTCGCGCAAGGTTGGTCAGGAACTGGCGAATTCTGTGCTACTGCCGCCCGACATGGTGCAGGCAAATGCTATCGAGGCGACTCGCCAACAGGTCATCGAGCTTCAGTCCATACTCGCAGGTCAGGAAGTGCCAGTCTCTCCGAGGGACGATGACGATCTGCACTTGCAGACTCTTACAGAGAAGCTCATGCCAGTAATCGCCAATGCGCCTGAAGGCAGTCTGCCAGTCGAGTTGGTTGAGCCATTCACAAGGGCAATGCAGCACTACGCTTCGCATATCGCGGCAGGCGAGGGCAAGGGCATGGACAAACAAAAGGCCGCGATGTATCGCGAAGGATTGCAACTCGCCATTCAGAAACTCACGGCAGGCACTGCAACGCCGCCTCCTGATGGTTTG